GTTCGGTCCGACCGCGCGCCTCTAGCTCAATTGGCAGAGCAAGTGACTCTTAATCACTGGGTTCCGGGTTCAAGTCCCGGGGGGCGTACTCCACACCGTCAGCGAACCACTCGAGTGGTTGGCCGGTGATTCGCGCCCATCCGACGAACGCCGACGCCGGCGGCTCACTGACACCCGTCTCCCAGTTCGAGATCGTCGATCGGCCGACGCCGAGTGCTCGGGCGACGTCCGCTTGTTCGAGGTCTGCGACGAGTCGTGCGGTACGTAGCCGCTTCGCCAAAGTGAGCCCGGTGTCATTGATCAGGGTCATGCGCCGAGATTAGCACCTGGTGTCAGTATTCCGACACGCCGCGGTCAATCCGAGAAGTTGTGTGTCGTGCCGAAACTCTGTCGGCATGTCCAAATCTCGACGTGATTCGTACGTGCCGCTCGGCGGTCTATCGACGCGCACCGCCTGGGCGATCATCGCTGTCGTCGCGGTCTACATCGGCATCGGGCTGGGAGCTCTCCTGGGCCTCACGATCGGCCCAACGTCATGACCGAGGCGGAGGCCAGGGTCGTCGACAATGGCGGGACGCTCGTCCGCGACAAGCTCTGGTTTGACGACGGCTTCACGATGCTGCCGAACCGATGGGTTCGCGACGACCGACTCACGTTCGGCGCGCGCGGCATCCTCTCGTTCATCGCCTCCCACGAGCCCGGATTCGAGCTCTCTGTCGAGTTCATTGCCAGGGCCTCGAAGCATGGCCGTGATGCCGTCAGGGGATCGCTCGGCGAGCTCGAGCGCCTCGGCTACCTCGCGCGATACCGCGGCCGCGAGAAGGGCAGATTCGGCCGCATCAAGTGGCACCTGAGAGACCCCTGGTACCCGCGCCGCAACCCGCTGACGCTCCTGACCGAGGTCGACCTCCTCGACCCGCTCGGCACGAAAAAGACCCGATCAGCACCAGCGACTGAAAACCCGGCGCCGGTAAACCCGGCGCCGGTAAACCCGGCGCCGGAAAATCCGACGACTATAAGAACACCATCTACAAGAGATACCTATGGGCTAGTACCGCAGACAGCTGACGGTACAGGCGCGCGCGAGAGCGACGTGTGCGCGTTCGGTCACCCGCTCGTCGACGTCACGGGCGGCGGAGTGCCGATCTGCGCGCGCGGCGACTATGCGGCCGAGGCGGTCCTGTCGTGACCGCCGCCGGCAAGCAGGTATACGCCCGCCACGGGCGCATCGTCCGCCTCATCCGATGGTTCATGACCCCGCAGGGCATGGACTACCAAGTCCGCACGGGCATCCTCGAGCGCTACGACGCGAGCACCTGGGGAATCATCGAGAACGGCGTCGCAGTCGTGCTCCCGCGCGCCGAGTGGGCGGAGTACCTCCCGTGATCGAGACCAACCGAGAAGTCGGGGACCGGATCTGGGCCAAGTTCCGCGCGCCCGTCACGCCGAGCCTCGACGAGCAGATCGACGAAGCCCTCGAGCTCGTCAGCGACGAGCAGCCCGACGAGCAGATCCTGCCCGCGATCTTCAAGACCATCAACGACGAGTTCTCGGCCCAGGTCGAGCTCGCCCTCGAAGTCGGAGCAGCATTCGTGCGCGGCGGTGCACTCTACGCGCTCTGCGGCGCCGCGATCGTCTCCACGATGCCCTGCACGATGCCAGCAGGGCACACCGGGCCGCATAGCCACCACGGCGCCGTCCACTGGGGGCTCACGCGATGAGGCTCGCGATCGCGGACCCGCCATACCCGCCGATGTTCTCGACGCGACGCGACCTCGCCGCCGGCGGCGAGCGGATCGTCTCGAGGAGCCGCGCGACCCGCTGGTACGGCGAGGCGCCCAGGTCCTCGAGCGACCTCGCGCCAGCTGACTTCCACCCGGACGCCGGGCGCTGGGACAGCCTCGACGAGCACCGCCGGCTACTCCTCGATCTCCTCGACGAGTACGACGGCTGGGCGATCGCGACGACACCGGACGGCCTCGGCGCCTACGCACCGCTCCCGATCGCGGCACGGATCATGGCATGGCACAAGCCTCGAGCGCTCCCAGGCGCGCACCGGATCCGCAGTCACTGGGAGCCCGTCATCGTCTACGTCCCCGAGGGGCGCCGGAGCCGCCTCGAGGGGACCGTGCCCGACGTGCTCGTCTGCAACCCGCCACAGATCAACTTCGCCGGCGCCAAACCCGCCGAATGGACGCGCTGGGTCCTCGACGCACTCGGCTACGCACCAGGTGAGGACGAGGTCGTCGACCTGTTCCCGGGGAGCGGATCAGTGGCCCGCGCGATCGACGGGCTCCTCATATGAGCGCGAAGCACCAGGACCCGGAGTACCGGAAGAACGCGCGCATCGTCCGCCAGCAGGTGAAGGCCGCGAGGCTCCGCGGGTCCGACGTCGCGTGCTGGCGTTGCGGGCGGGATCTCGACCCCGAGCAGAGCTACGACGTCGGGCACCGCGACCCGCTCGGCGGGCACGCGCTCTCGAACCTCGCGCCCGAGCACCGCTACAAGACCGGCCGATGCCAGGGCAACCGAGCCGCCGGCGGACGCATGGGCCAGGCCCGGCAGGCCGCGCGTCGGGTCGAGACGACCGGGCTCCTCAAGTGGTGAACGAGACCTTGTTCCCGATGCCGGTCCAGGGTCCAGAGACCGACGAGCGATTCACGCCGCGATGGGTGTTCGATGCGCTCGGCGAGACGTTCGACCTCGACCCGGCATCGCCGGTTGGACTCGACACGTTCGTTCCCGCGAGGACGCGATACACCCGCGAGGACGACGGGCTCGTGCAGCCATGGCACGGATTCGTCTGGCTCAACCCGCCGTTCTCCGCGTCGACGCCGTGGGCGCGGAAGTTCATCGCGCACGGCAACGGGATCTGGCTCGGCCCTGCTGCTGCTGCTGCTGCTTGGTTCCAGTCCATGCTCCGTGCTGCTGATCGCATCTGGCTCATGCGCGACTTCGCGTTCGTGCACCCAACTCACAAGGGCAAGTACTCGTCCATGCCGCTCGCCATGTGTGCGCTCGGAGACCGTGCCGCGCGCGCCCTCGATCGTGCGGGTGAGCGCGTGCCGGATGCTGGCGTGATTGTCGTTCGGACCAGCTTTTTTTCTTTGGAATCTCTCACCCCCGCCGAAGGCTCTTCAGCCTTTCCTCCCCCTGAAATGACAGGACGATGACCACCACAACCGCGCCGCGGCGCCGCGCGAACGCGAAAACGAAGATCATCACCGCGGCCCGGGCCGGCGTGCAGCCCTCGCTCGCGGACCTTCAGGACGAAGGGGTCTGGCTCGAGTGGCGTTCGCGCATCCCCGAGCCGCTGCGCGTGACCGATCTGGTCACGACCGACCAGGGCCGGGCCGAGTTCCTCGAGGGCGCGCGCCTCCTGCGCCTCGATCAGCGGGTGCGAGCGGGTGACGGGCAGAAGGGACCGACCCCGATCCAGCTGGTGATCGCCGACGAGCTCGGCGCGGGGCACCTGCTGAACGCCGTGCTCGAGCCACGGCGCACCACGAAGACGACGAGCATCCAATGCGTGCTCGTCGGACGCGGCCAGATGCGCGAGGACTACGTCATGGGCTGGACCGTGACCATGGTGGGTGGCGGGCAGAAGGGCCGCGAGCGGTTCCTCCTCGACATCGTCGCCCCGATCCGTCGCGTCTACCCCGATCCCAAGTCGATGCCGTTCAAAATCAACGAGGGCAAGGGCTCGGAGTCCATCAGCTGGGCGCGCCGCGGCAACCACTTCGCGCTCTACGCCCCGACCTCGGACGGGTTCCGCTCGGGCGGCTTCGACGTCGCCTGGGTCGACGAGGCCGGCGAAGCCGACCCCGAGATCTCCCTCGACCTCATCGTCTCAGTGCTCCCCACGATGGACACGAAGCCGGGCGCACAGTTCATCGCCTCCGGCACGGCCGCGTCCTACACGACCGGCAACCTCCTCTACGACACGCTCGAGGACCCGACCGCCGGCGTCATCCGCCATGGCGTGCCGCAAAGCATCGACCCCGAGGAACTCGAGGACTGGGAACCGAGCGACGAGCACCCTCGCGCCCACGTGCGCGAGCTCATCGAGATCCACCACCCGGGCGTCGGCTACACGACGCCGCTCGAGGCGGTCGAACGCAACTTCCGCAAGTTCCCCCGCGACAAGTTCACCCGCGAGTACCTCGGCCTCTTCGGCACCGAAGGCGCCGCCGACCGGATCATCCCGCCCGCGGCGTGGGAGCGCACCAGCCTCGACGGCGACCTGCCGCCCGCGCCGGCGCAGTTCGCGCTCGCCATGGCCGTCCACCCAGACGGACTGTGGTCATCGCTCGGCGTGGCCTGGTATCTCCAGCCCGCCGAGGATCTCGTCACCTCGGCGCTCGCCCTCGAGGGCGTCGCACCCGAGCAACCCGACCGGATCGCGATCGGGCTCCTCCATCACCAGTCCGGCATCAAGGGCTTCGCGCTCACCGCGCTCCAGCTGGCCCGGAAGTACAACCTCCCGATCATCTACGACAAGGCATCCCAGGCCGCCGGCGTCGAGATCGAGACGCTCCAGCGGGCGACCCCGCCCGCGCGGCTCATCGCGGCCACGACCGAGGACGTGCGCCGCGGCGCGACCAAGATGCTCAAGCTCCTCGACGCCGGCGTGCTCGTCCACTTCCGTCGACAGTCGCAGCTCGAGCGCGCCGCCGAGATCGCGATCAAGCGCGGGATCGGCACCTACGGCGGCTTCGGCTTCGGCCGGCCCAAGAACGACTACGCCGCCGACATCACCCCGCTCGAGGCGTGCTCGCTCGCACTCCAGTACCTCGACGACGCACCCAAGCCCACGTCGCCCGCCGACGCCATGCACTTTGGATAGGACCCCCATGAGCACACGCGGCCGGATCCGCCTCGACTCGACCAAGATCAGCGTCGTCGTGACGTGCGACGACTGCCCGCACTGGCGGGCGTTCCAGTTCACGAAGCTCGAAGCTTGGCAGTCCGCAGCGGCTCACGAGGAGCGCGTTCACCCCGAGCGGAAGCAGGCGCGCCAGGCGCTCCAGTGGGCCACGACACGCCGCTGATTTTCGGGACTCGTCTATCGGGCTGAGTCTCTCGCTCGTGGGCTTCTTCGACTTCCTGCGCCGGCCGCTTTCCGCGATGCCGCCGATGATCGCGAGCCCCTACGCGCCTGAGCCCGACCTCGGCAAGCTCATCGTCGCCGACCTCTACCCGGACCTCCCGACCGCCCTGACTCGGGAGTCGGCGCTCAAGGTCCCGGCCGTCAAGCGCGCGCACGACATCGTCTGCGGCGTGCTCGCTCGCATGCCCTGGCGGCTCTACGACGGGGACACCGAGGTCGACGAGCAGCCGCGCTGGCTCCTGTCGTCCGCGAGCGGCCTGCCACCGCGCGACCTTCGCTGGGGCGTCGCCTCCGACCTGTTCATGTGCGGCTGGGCCGCGATCGGCTTCAAGCTCGTCGGCGGGCTGCCCGACGACGCGCTGCACCTGCCCTACGGCACCTGGACGCTCGAGGACAACGGCACGGTCACCGCGACCCACGAGGACATTCCCACCCGCTACCTCCAGCGCATCATCCCGATCCGCCTCGGCTACGGCTCCAACGGCATGCTCTTCGACGGCTACGACACGATCGCCGACGCCCGATCGATCGAAGCCGCCTACCGCGACCGCATCGAGAACCCCGTCGCCCTGACGATCCTGTCGCTGGCCGCCGAGCGCTGGGACGGCTGGAGCCCCGAGGAGCGCCAGACCTTCCTCAACACGTGGAAGACCAACCGCTCCGGCAAGGGCGGCGCGACCGCGCTCAAGCCCGACTGGGTCACCGTCGACATGCCCGGCCAGCTGCCGACCGACCTGTTCGAGTCCGGCCGCAACGCCAACCGCCTCGACATCGCCAACCACGCCGGCCTGCCCGCCGCCCTCGTCGAAGGCGCCAAGCAGTCCGGCGGCGGCGACATCCACTACTCCAGCGAGGCCGGCGGCGCGCAGCGCAACGAGCTCTGGGACTTCGGCATCGCCAAGTACGCCGACGCGATCGAGTCGCGCCTGTCCCTCGACGACGTGTGCGAGAAGGGCCTGTCGATCCGGGTCGACGCATCCAACTACCTGACCGCGACGCCGGTCGAGCCGCAGACGAGCGAGGACTGACATGGGCACCATTCAGATCGACGCCGGCACGCTCGAGTTCAACGCCGAGGACCACACCGCGACGGGCCTCCTCGTCCCGTTCGGCGTCGAAGCCCGCTCCAACATCGGCCGCTTCACCGTTAACGCCGGCGCCTTCGAGATCCCCGCCGACCTCACCGGCGCCAGCCTGAACCTCGAGCACGAGCGCGAGCGCGTCGCCGGCGGCATGACCCGCGTGTGGGAGCAGCCCGAGTCCGGGATCTTCGCCTCGTTCAAGTTCGCCGACACCCCGCTCGGCCGCCAGGCGTTCGCCGACGCCAAGTCCGGCAAGCGCAAGCACCTGTCGGTCGAAGCCGCCGACGTCAAGATCCGCGACGGGCAGGCGACCAGCGGTCGCGTGTTCGCCGCCGCCCTCGTCGAAGAGCCGGCGTTCGCCGGCGCCACCCTCCTCGCCGCAAAAGACACCCCCGAAAGGACCACCACCATGAGCGCATCGCGCACCACCGGCAAGCGCCGGTCCATCATCCCGGCGTCGACCCTCCTCGCCGAGACCGCCGGCGACGACATCGACGCCGAGGTCGAAGCCACCGACGAGGAGACCGTCGCGGTCAGCGCCGACGCGCTCCCGGACGAGATCGTCGTCGAGACCCCCGAGGGCGACGTCGTCTACACGCCCGACGCCGAGGAGGACGCCGAGGAGGTCGCTGCGACCGTCGAGGCCCGCGCCGCGCGTCGCGGCGCCCCGGTCCGCCGCACCGTCCCCGCGACGCTCCTCGGCGGCGCACCCCGCCGCGGAGGCGCGCGGACCCGCGCGCGCGGACCCGAGCCCCGCCAGATCTTCGCCGCGATCAACCGGGCGCGCCTGCACGTCGCGACCAGCGACGACATGACGCTCCTCGCGTCCGCGAACCCGC